ATTTAAGTTGTACGATGAAGAATCGCTTAACACTAAATTAATAGATAACAAGGATACAACAAATGGCAAATAAAATAATTAAATATAATTTGACTAGTGGTGGCACTATTCCAACTTATATAGAAGATGGTGGATATTATCCAAAAGCAAATAGTAATGCATCTCCTCAAGATTGGGATTTAATTGGTGCAACTGTAGATGGATCAGATGAAACTGGATTAGGTGCTTTAGCAAATGCAGCAGCAATAAAATCTTATTTAGATACTTACACATCTGAATGGACTAATGGTGTAGATGAAAACGGTGACGATGTTGCTTTTAATCAAACTACTGCAGCAAATGCAATTTGGGCTAAAAAAATAAGTTAGGGATTTAAATGGCTAACTACCCACAACTCGATGATTGTTCGGGCGTATGGACTTTAAAAGAAGTTCATGATGCTGTTGCGGGTGGCTATTGGCGTAACGCAGGATCTATAGGTTTAATTGGTGGAGTTGGAGCAGCTGTCACAGTAGATCAAATAAAAATGTCTACAGCAGCTAACTCAACAGATTTTGGTGATCTAACTGTAGCAAGAGAAGGTATGACTGGAATGTCTTCTTTTACGAGAGGTGTTTTTGGGGGAAATCAAAGTGACACAACAGTTATTGATTATTGCAATTTTAGTTCAGCTGGTAATTTTGCTGATTTTGGAGATTTAACTGAAGCGGTTGGAACTTTTGGAGGAGCTGCTTCTAGTTCTACAAGAGGTATTAAAGGTGGCGGAGATACAGGACCAAGTAATACAAATATTATAGATTATATTACAATAGCTTCAACAGGTGACGCAACAGATTTTGGAAATTTAACTGCTGCAAGAACTACATCTAACGCTTCTAACCCAACAAGAGCTTTGTTTCAAGGAGGATCAGAACCTGGTGCTTCTAATAGAATTGATTTTATTACAATTGCTAATACAGGTAACGCTTCAGATTTTGGTGATTTAGTAGCTACCAATAGAAGTGGAACAGGTGGCGTAACATCTTCAACACGTTCGGTTATGATGGGAGGAGTTGATCCTGATGGTGAATCTACTACAACACAATTTTTAACAATTGCTTCACAAGGTAACGCTACAGGATATGGAGATTTAACTAGAGCAGAACAAAATGCTGCTGGATTATCTAATAGTGTTAGAGGTATTTGTGCTGGAGGACAAACTCCAAGTAATACCAATGTAATAGATTTTTTTACAATATCTGTAGGGGGAACCGCTGTAGATTTTGGAGATTTAAGTGCTGCTGGAACAATGGGTGGTGGAACTTCAAACGCACACGGTGGTTTGAATGACGGGTATCAAGGAACAAGAAATGTAAATTCACCAACAGGAGCACCTTTAAGATTTGGTGGTGTAGGCGTGGGTGATATTGGAATGTTTAATACAGGCACTAAATTACAAACTGTTCAAATTTCTACATTAGGTAATACAACTGAATTTGGTGATGGTACTAGAGGAACTTTAACTGGAGCAGCTGTTTCATCTAACACTAGAGCAATTTATACTGTACCTTTTAACCTTGATGATGATTTTGACAACTTTATAGATTATGTTGAATTTCAATCAAAAGGTAATACTGCTGATTTTGGAAATATAACTGTTAATAGACATAACTATGGAAGTTGTGCTTCTCATGTAAGAGGAGTTTTTATGGGGGGAGAAGTACCTGCTGCTTCTAATGTTATGGATTATATCACTATAGCAACGATTGGTAATGCAACTGACTTTGGAAATTTAACAGTTGCAAGAGGAAACACAGCAGGAATTGGAAATAATACAAGAGGTCTTTGTATTGGAGGGTATGCTTCACCCGCTTATTCAGATGTCATGGATTATATTACAATTGCTTCAACAGGTAATGCTGCAGATTTTGGAAATTTAGTGACTGCTGCTGCGTTGTCATCAGATGGAACAGGTGGATCATCAACAACAAGAGGAATTATTCATGGTGGTGGTGCAGGACCAAATTATTATAATCATATTCAGTACATAACTTTTGCAAATACAGGTAACACAACAGATTTTGGGGATGCAACAAGTAATGTACAATCAGGTGGTGCTTCTGGAAATGGCGTAAGAGGACTTTATGGTGGGGGGGTAGTTGTTCCTGCTGATAAACAGTCAATAGATTATATTACAATTGCTACAACAGGTAACGCCGCAGATTTTGGTGATTTAATTTCAGCAGGGGGCAGTGTTAATGGTACTTCTAACTGTCACGGAGGATTACAATCATAATGGCTATTTGGGATATAAAAGAACGAAACGATATTGTAAGAGCTAACGATAATAGAGGTAATGTAGGTTTATTTGCTGGAGGAAATGATGGAAGTTTAACAGCGATCATAGAAGATATTAATTTAACTACAGCAGGGAATGCTACTACTTTTGGAAATTTAGTTAGTGCTCGTAATTCACCAACAGGAATGGGTAGTGCAACTCGTGGTTTTTTTTCAGGTGGAGAAACTCCTTCTAGTAATGAAGATATAATTCAATATGTTGAGTTTTCTACAAAAGGTAATACTGCAGATTTTGGAAATTTATTAGGTGCAACAAGAGGACAAGGAGCTGCCAGTAATAATACACGAGGTATTATGGCTGGAGGTACTCCTAGAAATGATGTTGTTGAGTTTATAACTATGGCTTCAATTGGTAATGCAATTGATTTTGGTAACTTAACTAATGCTGGAGTTATGTTAAATGGGGGTTTAGCGGATACAACAAGAGCTTGTTTTGCAGGAGTAAACCAAAACCCAGGAACTGCTTACAATGCATACATAGATTTTTTTACAATATCCACAACAGGTAACGCAACAGATTTTGGTGATTTAACTTTAGCACGTTATAACTGTGCAGGTGTTGCTTCTAGCACTAGAGGTGTATGGCAAGGTGGAAGAAAAAGTCCTGGTGCAAATTCAAATGAAGTAGATTATATAACAATTTCTTCAACAGGTGACGCAGCAGATTTTGGTGATTTAACTGTAGCACGTTATAGTGGGGGAGGAGCTTCTAATAGTATAAGAGGAACTATGGCAGGTGGAGCAAGCCCTGCTCAAAATACAATAGATTTTATTCAAATTGCAACAACAGCTAACTCATCAGATTTTGGTGATCTAGGTTCAGTAAGAGAAGGTGGAACAGGTTGTGCCAATGGTCATGGTGGTATAAGTTTTAATACACCTGGCTCGCAAAGACCCTCCGTAACCTATATGCCTGGATCAGGAAGAGCTTTAGTTTCTGGTGGAAGAGCACCAGGTTTAATTACTGCAATAGATAAAATTCATATTTCAACTTTAGGTAACGCTGCAGATTTTGGAAATTTAATAACTGCAAGGAGAGATATAGCTAGTGCTTCAAGTTTAACTCGTTCTCTTACAGCAGGAGGAATTTCAGGTGATGATACTTATATTAATACAATTGAATCTGTTGAATTTGCTACAGAAGGTAATGCTTCTGATTTTGGAAATTTAACTGTTGCAATTTATAGTGGAAACTCAGGAAATATAGGTAGTGCAACAAGAGGTATTTTTTCAGGGGGTCATGTTAATCCTACTCAGGGGGATACAATAGGATATGTAACCCTCGCTTCAGCAGGAAATGCTGCTGACTTTGGAAATTTAAGTTCAGTTCGTCAAGATATTTCTGGGGCTTCATCTGGAACAAGAGGTCTTCATGCAGGAGGTATTGGTGGTAACACAGTAGTTAATATAATTGAATATATAACTATAGCATCAACTGGAAATGTCACAGATTTTGGAGATACATCTACAACTAGAAATAATGGAACAGGATTTTCTTCTCCTGTAAGAGCAGTATTTGGTGGTGGATATACCGATCCTGCAATTGTTAATGTTATAGATTATGTGACCATTGCTTCAACTGGTGACGCTACTGACTTTGGAAATTTAACTGCTGTTAGACAAGATTTTTGTGGTGCTTCAACTTTTTTAAGAGGTATTTTTACTGGTGGTGATACGGGAAGTAATTCAAACATAGTAGATTATGTAACCATCGCTTCAACTGGTAACGCTGCAGATTTTGGTGATTTAACAGATGATCCTAGAGGTCATGCTTGTAGTTCAGACTCACATGGTGGATTGAGTGGTTAAAAAAGACTTATAAATACTTATATAATATTATGAAAGGTTAAAATGAAAAAAGATGAATTACTGACGGTGTTTCCTACACCAGTTCAAATATACAAATACGAGAATAGTATAGAAAAAGAATTAAAATACATTGAGAATATAGAGTGGACGCAACAACCCGCTAATGCTAACTTTAAAACAAAAGATTCTTATCTAACAAAACACGAATCATTAAAGAATATAACTTCTTTCTTTAAAGAGTGTATAGATGAATTCACAAAAAATATTTATCAATCAGAACAAAGATTAATAATTACTCAATTATGGGGAAATCGAAATCCAAAAGGTTCTAAACATCATGAGCATGTTCATCCTAATAGTATTATAAGTGGCGTATTTTATTTAAGACAAGATCCTAAACTACCTCCTATATTGTTTTCTAAGTCAAGTCAACACGGTATGAAACTTGACCCTAAACAATATAATTTTTTAAATTCAGAAACATTTTTATTGCCTTGTACAGCAGGAGAGTTAATATTATTTCCTTCTAATTTAAGACATAGTGTGCCTGTAAACTTAGGTGATGAAGAAAGAATCAGTTTGTCTTTTAATACCTTTAGTATTGATGTCTTAGGAACTAAAGACAGTCTAACACATTTAGATTTAAGGAGTTTAATGAATGAATCAAATTGAAGATTATATCATAATTAAAAATACAATATCAAAAGAAATATGTCAGTCTTTAATTGATGAAAATAATAAAAAAGAATGGCGAAAACATACTTGGAATAACTATACGACAGGTGAAAATTCTTCTGAATCAACAAAAGAATTAGATGTAATGCCTTGTACAAAAGAACAGCAGAATAAGATTACACCAGCTCTCATTCAGGCACTAGATGAATATCAAAAGATATGTTCCGTAGAAGGTGATAAAACAGGCGCTCAATGGTTATCAAAATTTAGTCCTATTCGTTTCAATAAGTATGAAGTAGGAACTATGATGAGGAAACATTACGATCATATACATAGTATTTTTGATGGTAAAGTGAAAGGTATTCCTATTGTATCAATTGTTGCAAATCTAAATGAAGATTACGAAGGGTCAGAATTTCATTGTAGAGGTAAAGAAATTAGATTAAAGACAGGAGATATATTGATGTTTCCGTCTAATTTCATGTATCCTCACGAGGTAACAGAGTGTACGAAAGGCACTAGATACTCATTTGTCAGTTGG